GAGATACCGCCAACGTGCGAGAGGAAAAGATCAATGCTGACTATCAAGAGCGCATCGCGGCTGCTGTTGCTGGCCGCGATGGTGAGCTTGGCCGGCTGCGCGGCCACTGGGCCAGTTGCGAAACCGGCCGCTTGGCCGACGGTGCCGCCGCTGCCGCAGCGGCTGCAGAACAAGACCGACTACGCCGGCTCGGTGCGGCTGGAATTGTACGGGCCTGCGAACTCGCCCAGTCCGAGCGAGACGAAACCGTAGACCGATACCGGGCCGTCGAGGCGGCCATCAACGGCGCCAAGCGCCCCTGATCCTTGGAGATCACCATGTCCCGAACCATCAAAGTATTCGGCGTCACCCTGTGGCCGACTCTCTCCCAGCGGCTTGCACAGCGCCTGCGCGCCCTCGAGGTGGAAGGTGAGGCCCTGCGCAGCGAGCTCGCCGCGGTCAAGGCGCACGGCGAGGATGTCGATTCCGCTGCCGGCTCGCAGATCAGTTCGCTCACCAGCCAGCTGGCCGCGATCAATGGGGTGCTGATCGAAGTGCAGGACCGCCTGCCTCCGCTGCCCAAGAGCAAGAAGGCCAAGGCCCAGGTCCGCCGCCGCAGCCCGCGCTGATGGCGGGGCAGGGCAAGGCGATGTTGGCGCTTGGCCGGCTCAAGGTCGGCCAGATGAACAAGACCGAGGCCGCCTACGCGGAGCGGCTACGCCAGCTAGAGGCCGCCGGTGAGATCCAGTGGCACAAGTTCGAGGGCATCAAGCTGCGCCTGGCTGACGGCATGTTCTACACGCCCGACTTTGCGGTGCTAGCCGCTGATGGCGTGATGGAGCTGCACGAGGTCAAAGGCTTCTGGATGGACGATGCGAGGGTCAAGATCAAGATGGCTGCCGCGCTTTACCCCATGCGCTTCATTGCGGTCCGGGTGAAGCCGCAGCGGGACGGAGGCGGTTGGGCCGTCGAGGAGTTCTGATGGACGAGCGCATAGACCGCCTACTGTCGTTGGCCGAGCAGCAGCACGCCACGATCGTGGAGCAGGGACGACAGATCGCCCAGCAGGCTGAACACATCGGTCTGCTCACACAGTCGGTCGTGCTGCTGCTGGGCGAGGAACTCGGGGTGCCGATGCCCGACGCAGACGCCAGGCCCGAGCCGCAACGCACCGACATGGACGGGAACCCTTACTGATGCCGACCAGGCCCGCTCAGCACCGGCCTGCGGGCTGGAAGCCCTACAAGGAAGAAGCACGGCAGGTGCGGCGGCGACAGGCACGCCGTGCCTTGCCGACCAATTCGGCCGCATGGCGAAAGATGCGGGCCGCCCACCTGGCGCGGGAGCCGCTCTGCCGCCACTGCGCTGCATTGGGCAGGGTCAAGGCGGCAACGGATGTAGACCACATCGACGGCGACGACGCCAACAACGACCCGGGCAACCACCAGTCCCTTTGCAGACCCTGCCACAGCGCGAAGACCGCGCGCGAGAACGGCGGGTTCGGGCGGGCTGCGTGGAACCCCAACGGGCGTGACGCGTTCCACGGCGGAGGTCGCCAAGGGAGGGGGGAGGGAGAAAGTTGAGGCTGAACGCCTCGCGATACGCGCCCCCTCTTTTGGTCGCATTTCCACAGAATTTGAATTTCGAGGTTAGCCCCGATGGCGAGGCACAAGCAGCCGGCCGAGCTGGCCAAGCTAAAAGGGGCCGAGAAAAAGAACCCCCAGCGCTACAAAAAGGTCGCCCCGACCACGGGCAAGGCACTCGGCAAGCCGCCGGGGCACCTGCCCGAAGAAGTGGTTGAAGTCTGGAAGGAGCTGGACAAGTGCTCGGTGCCGGGGGTGCTGACCAGCGCGGACCGATTCGTCATGGAGGTGGCCGCGTCGCTGCTGGCCGAGTTCCGCGCGAACCGCGCCGACTTCAAGGCGGCCAAGTACTCGCACCTGATCGGCTGCCTGGCGCGGCTCGGCCTCACGCCGGCGGATCGCCAGAAGCTCGGGACCGAGAAGCCCCAGGGGGGCAATCCATTCGACGAGTTCTGATGCATGACCCCGAGCGAATCTGCCAAGGCCTACGCACGCAGCGTGGTGGCGGGGAAGATTCCGGCCGGACGGTACATCATCCTGGCTTGCCAGCGGTTTCTGGATGACCTGAAGCGCACGGGCCCTGACTGGCCGTACAAGTACGACGCGGCCAAGGCCGATCGCGCGGTCAAGTTCCAGGAGCTGATGCCCCACACCAAGGGCAAGTGGGCGGCGAAAAAGCAGCGCCTGGTGTACGAGCCGTGGCAGCACTTCATCGAGTGCAACCTGTTCGGCTGGGTCCGCAAGTCCACCGGCATGCGCCGGTTCCGCGAGTCCTACGAAGAGATCCCCCGAAAGAACGGGAAGTCGCTGCGCCTTGCGGCACGGGGCCTGTACCTGTTCGCCGCCGACGGCGAGGCCGGCGCCGAGATCTACTCGGGCGCCACCAGCGAAAAGCAGGCCTTCGAGGTCTACCGGCCGGCCTGGCAGATGGTTCAGAAGATGCCCGCACTTCGCGCGCGCTTCGGCATCGAGCAGTCGGGCAACCCGAAGAACCCCGGCTCCATGTTTGTCATGGAGGACATGTCGAAGTTCGAGCCGATGATCGGCAAGCCGGGTGACGGCTCCAGCCCACACGCGGCGCTGGTGGACGAATACCACGAGCACGACACCGACCACATGGTCGATGCGATGCAGACTGGCATGGGCGCGCGAGAGCAGCCCTTGCTGGGGATCATCACCACCGCCGGGACCAACCTGGGCGGGCCGTGTTACGAGAAGCGGCGCGATGTGATCCGAATTCTGGAAGGCGAGGTCACCGACGAAACCATCTTCGGGATGATCTTCGGCATCGACGAGGGCGACCGGTGGGACGATCCGGCGAGCCTGCGCAAGGCCAACCCCAATTACGGTGTTTCGGTCTTCGAAGAGTTCCTGTTGGCGCAGCTGGCGCAGGCCAAGCGGTCTGCCAGCAAGCAAAGCGCCTTTCGCACCAAGCACCTGAACGACTGGGTGGGCGCCAAGCTCGCCTGGATGAACATGCTGGCGTGGCAGCGGCAGAAGCGGTCGTTCGACCTCGACGACTTCGACGGCTGCCGCTGCTGGGTCGGCGTCGATCTCGCATCGAAGCTGGACGTTGCGGCGGTGGTGATGCTGTTCGAGAAGGACGGCTCCTTCTACGTTGTTCCGCGCTTCTACGTGCCGGAAGCGGCGGTAGAGGAAAATGAGCGCTACCAGCTGTATGTGCTGGAAGGCCTGATGGTGGCAACGCCAGGGAACATGACCGACTACGCCTTCATCGAAGAAGAGCTGAAGGAGCTGGCGGCACGCGGAATCGACATTCAGGACATCGCCTTCGATCCGACCCAAGCCACCTACGTCATGACCAGGCTTGGCCAAGAGGGCCTGCCAGTGGTGGAGATGGCCCAGTCGGTCCGCAACCTCTCCGAGCCGATGAAGGAAGTGGAGGCCCTGATCTTGTCCCACCAGCTGTGGCACGACGGCAACGCCGCGCTGACTTGGATGATGGGCAACGTGGTGGCGCGGATAGACGCGAAGGAGCACGTGTACCCCCGGAAGGAATCGAACGACAACAAGATCGACGGCGCGGTGGCGCTGATCATGGCCATGGCCCGCGCGATGCAAGCGCAGGACACCGGTCAAATTCAACAAGGCTTCGTGGTGATGGACTGATGAGCGCAAAAATCGCACGCAACCGCTTGGATGTTGCCCTCGGTATAGAACGCGCGCTCCGGGCCAAGGCTCCGACCGTAAATGCGTTGACTGAGGGGGACACCGTAGCCTCGTCCGATCTTCGGATGTTTGAGGTCTTCGGAAACCCCGCGACGGCATCTGGCGCTGTTGTAACCGACAAGACCGCGATGCGGGTGGCGGCCGTCTACAGTTGCGTGAGCCTGATCGCTGGCTCGATCGCACAGCTGCCGTTGCCGGTATTCGAGCGGATGGACGACGGCCGCCAGCGCGCCAAGCACGATTATTGGTGGATACTGAACGAGCAATTCGGCCCGGCATGGTCCGCATCTACCGCCTGGGAGTTCCTCATCTCCCAGATGCTGTTGCGCGGAGACGGCATCGCCTACGCCACCCGCAACCGCAGCGGCGCGGTAACCGGCCTGATCCCTTGGCCACGCGATCGGGTAACGATATTGGAACAGGAGCGCTCCAGCCCGAAGGAACCGCGCCGGCTGCAGTACACGTTCCACGACACCATCGGCTATTTCACGGTGGATCAGGATGACGTGCTGCACATCCCGGGCTTCGGCTTCAACGGCGTGTCATCGATGTCGGTGATTCAGTGGGGTGCCCGGAACGGAATTGGCATCGCCATTCAAGGTGACGAACACGCCGGCAAGTTCTTCAGCGAGGGCGGCAAGCCGGAGGTGGCGATCACTTCCACCAGCAAAATGACGCCGGACATGCAGGAAAGCTTCCGCGATGCCTGGGTGAAGAAGTACGGAGGCATCCAAGGGAACCGCCGCATCCCCCTGATCCTGACGGAAGGCCTGGACGTCAAAGAGCTGACCATGTCCGCTGTGGACCAGCAGCTGTTGGAATCGCGACAGTGGCAGGTGATCGACATCGCCCGCGCCTTCGGCGTTCCGCCGCACATGATCGGTGAAACGACGAAGGCCAGTAGCTTCGGCACTGGCATCGAATCCATGGGCATAGGATTCGTGAAGTACACGCTGGGTTCCCATCTGAAGCGGGTCAAGGATGAGTTGAACCGCAAGCTGTTCCGGACGGAGCGGTTCTACGTTGAACACAACGTCGACGGCTTCATGGCCGGTGATTCCAAGGCCCAAGCGGAGTACTTCAGCAAGGCGCTCGGCGGCCCAGGCGCTCAAGGTTGGATGTACGTCAACGAGGTTCGCCGCCTGAAGAACCTGCCGCCGATCCCCGGCGGAGACACGCTGTACCTGCCTACCGAGGCGGCCAAGCCTGCCAACAAGAACGATCCCGATAGGACTGATGACGATGCCGATTCCGAAGCTACTGCAGCTCGCGCGTAACAACGCGAACGCCTCCAAGCCCCTCCGCGCCGAAGCAGGCGACGGTGTGGCCACCATCTACTTGCACGGGGTGATCGGCGGGTGGTGGGGCGATATCGACGAAACCGCCTTTGTGCGTGAGCTGGCCGCGATGGACGTGGAGACGATTCACCTTCGGATCGATTCCCCGGGCGGTGATGTGTTCGCGTCGCGCTCAATGATGACGGCCATTGCTCAGCACAAGGCCAAGGTGGTTGCCCACGTCGATGGCATCGCAGCCTCTGCCGCGACCGGCCTTTGCATGGCCTGCGACGAGGTGGAAATCAGCCAAGGCGCGCAGTTCATGATCCACAACGCCTGGACGATTGCGATCGGCAACAAGGCCGAGATGTCGAAAACCGGGGAGCTGCTGACCAAGATCGATGCTGGCCTCGCTGGCGACTACACCCGCCGCTCTGGCCAGACTTCCGAGCAGATTGTGCAGTGGATGGACGAAGAGACGTGGTTCACCGCTGATGAGGCGGTGCAGCACGGCTTCGCCGACCGGGTGGTGGAAGTGGTGGGCAAAAAGGGCGCCAGCAACAGCTGGGATCTCTCGGCCTACAACAACGCCCCGGCTGCGCTCGGGAAGCCCAAGAACACAGCGAGCGATGACGATGCCGCCATCGCCGCTCACCGAACCGGGCTTGATCGGCGCCTTGCGCTGCTCGAGCGCGCGCCTGCGTAAGCGACTCCCGCCCGCAGTTCATCAGCCGCCGCAAGGCGGTTTTTTTTCGCCCAAAGGAAACTGACACATGCCCCTTAACATTCAGGCCGAGCGGGAGCGCCGCACCGCGCTGGCAAAGGAAACCCGCAACCTGCTGGACACCAGCACCGGTGATGGCAATACCTGGACCGCCGAGAACCAGGCCAAGTACGACACCAACATCGCCGAAATCGAGCGTATCGACGCGTCCATCGAGCGCCACCAGAAGATCATGGACCTGACCGCAGACAACCACCTGCGCGATGCTGGCGTGCGTGAGCACGACGCGCCCAGCAACAGCGAGCGTCCGCAGGACCGCAAGCTCTTCGACAAGTGGGCTCGTGGTGGCGACAAGGCCCTGAGTGCGGAAGACTGGACCCAGGTCAACGCCGCAATGAGCGGCAACCCGAATGTGAACCCGGAACAGGGCGGCTATACCGTCCCGACCACGCTCGCAGCGCAGATCCTCGAAGCCCTGAAGGACTTCGGCGGCATGCGCCGTGTGGCGGATGTCTTCACCACCGCCGGCGGCGAGCCGATGCAGTACCCCACCAGTGACGGCACCTCGGAAGAGGGTGAGGTCGTCGCGGAGAACCAGTCGGCGACCGACGATGACGTCGAGTTCGGCACCAAGGGCCTGGGCGTGCACAAGTACAGCTCCAAGGTCGTCACGGTGCCCTGGGAGCTGCTGCAGGACACGACCTCCGACATCGAGGGCTTCATTACCCGCCGCCTGCAGACCCGACTGGGTCGCGTCACCAACCGTCATTACACGGTGGGCACCGGCGTCGGCCAGCCGATGGGTCTCATCACTGCTGCCAGCAACGGCAAGATCGGCGCGGCGTCTGCCATTCCGCTCATCCTGTATGACGACCTGATCGACCTCGAGCACAGCATCGACCCCGCATACCGCGCCAACGGTAAGTGGATGTTCCACGACGACATGCTGAAGATGGTCCGCAAGGTCAAGGACGAAAGCGGCCGCCCGATCTTCGTGCCGGGCTACGAACAGGGCAATCCGGGCGGCGCTCCGGATCGTCTGCTGAACCGTGATATCGAGATCAACCAGCATATGGCCAGCCCGGCAGCTGGCGCGAAGTCGATCGTCTTCGGTGACTTCAGCTACTACAAGATCCGCGACGTGATGGCGGTGACGCTGTTCCGCTTCAACGATTCGGCCTACATCAAGAAGGGGCAGGTGGGCTTCCTTGCTTGGATGCGGACCGGCGGCAACCTGATCGACGTAGGCGGCGCGGTCAAAACCTTCCAGCACGGCGCCGCGGCGTAAGCCGGCACCCTTGATTGGCCGGGCGGTCTGCTGACCGCCTGGCCTGTACCAGGAGCAGGACCATGGCAAAACAGAAATCCCAAGCCTTGCACGCCAGCGAAGCTGCGGCGGGTCCGGCTGCCGCGGCAGATGCGTCTGTCACTGAGGTGGCGAGCGCGGGGGAGGCTGCCGCCGCCACCGCACCCGATAGCGATCCAGTTGCGGGGCCGGACGGCGTCAGTGCCGAAGCGGATGCCGATAGCTCCACCGCCGGGGACGGCACGGTGGCAGCGCCCGGTGCGGAGACAGTCGGGGACCCCGGCCAGCCCCGGGGGCAGGACGAGCAGGCGCCAACCACTCACGCCCCGCCGGGCAAAAAGGTGCGCGGCCTGGTGCTGAGCGATAACGCCTTCGGGCGTTGCGGCGAGGTGCGGGAATTCGACGCTGCACACGCAGCCGTAATCGAGGCGGGCGGCTTCATCGACACCCATCCCAATGCCGTAGCTTCCGCTGAAGGGGATTGATCCATGCTGCGTACGCGAGCCCCAGCCACTGAAGAGCCGGTGAGCTTGGCGGAAGCGAAAGCGCACCTGGCTGTGATCCATGCCGCCGACGATCTCCTGATCGGTGCCCTGATCGTGGCCGCCCGTGAGGTGGTTGAGCGCGCGACCGCCTACGCACTGGTGGTGGCCAGCTACGAATGGAGCCCTGTAGGCGAGCGGTGCGCGCCGCTGCCGATTGAACCAGGCACCGTCACAAGCGGTCCCGGCGAGTACCCGATTCTGTTCGATACCGTTCCTGGTCCGGTGCCGGCGCCGCTACGCGCGGCGATGCTTCTGCTGATCGGCGACCTGTACGCGAACCGAGAGGTGGGCATTGCGGCAGGCACGATTGAGAACCCTACGATCGAGCGCCTTATGTTCCCCTATAGGAGGGTGATGCCATGAGGCGCGCCGGCAAGTATCGCCATCGGATCACGCTGCAGGATTTCGCCACGGTGCGCGATCCGCTCGGCGGCGACCGGAAGGCCTGGGCAGACTGGCATCTGGACGTCCCAGCGGAGGTCGTGCCGCTGTCCGGGAGAGAGTTCACGGCGGCAAGCGCCGAGCATGGCCAGGTGACGGCACGCATGGAGATCCCGTATCTGCCGGGGGTCCTCAACACCATGCGGGTGATGTTCGACGGCCAGGTGTACGCCATTCGCGCGGTTCTGCCGGATCCGACTGCACGCAGCCACATCAACCTCATGGTGGATGCGGGGGTGTCGGATGGCTGAGGAACTACAGCTTCATGGTCTGAAGGGGCTGTTGACGACCCTGCGCGGCTTGCCGGACGAGGTCCGTGGAAAGCCATTGCGCACCGGCATGCGCAAGGGGGGCAACATCATCCGTGATGAGGCTCGGAACCGGGTGGTGAAGCATTCCGGGTTCCTTGCCAGCGAGATCGTGGTCCGCAGAGCCAACGCGAGGAACCGGCGCCGAGCAGGCGTGGGCAAGGACGGTGAGTACTTCACCGTCGGCGTGCGGGTTGGCCGAAAGGCCAAGTACTCGAACACGAAGCGGAACCAGCGCCTACGCCGCGTCGGCAAGGTTTATGAAACCACCGGCTGGGCGCACTACTGGCGGCACGTTGAGTTCGGGACCAAGAAGATGGCGGCAAAGCCATTCCTGACGCCCTCGGCGGAAGCCCGTGGTCCGCAAGCGGCACAGGCCATCATCAACGAAACGTGGATCGCGATCACTCGCGCGCTGAAACGACAAGGCTGGGTGCTGTGATGGTTCCTCTGATCCAATCGATTTTGCAGGCCAGTGGCCCTGTGCGCGCGCTGTTGGGCGACCCGATTCGCGTGTGGCCCAGTGTGGCGCCCGAGGGCGCGTCGCTGCCCTACGCGACGTGGAGCGTCGTGGGTGGCTCTCCACTGGCGCAGCTTTCCGACCGACCGCCGGCGGACGGCTGGCGGGTACGCCTGACCGTGTGGGGTGGCGGCGCGAGCCAGGCCAACGCCGCTGCGGTGGCCATTCGCGACGAGGTGGAGCGGCACGGCAGCATCGAGTCCTACAACCCCACGCCTGACGACGACGACACCGGTGCCTTCGGCATTTCCTTTGACGCCCGGCTGATCGCTATCCGCTGACGCGTTCCGTAGCCGGTAATGGTCGACGGTAGGAAGGAAGGGTGAATTCACCGAAAAGAACAGAAGCAAGCAACAGTGCGGTTCCAATCGGTGCTGGCTGCGAGTTGACGATTGGCAGACGCACCATCAGGACGCCCAAGCCCAAACCCAAAAGCATGAAGAAGACCCCGAAGCATCGGTCACATAGCTTAGGTCCTGTAATGGAGACCATCCGTCCTAATGCACCGCCAGGGTCTTTCACCACCTCCGCTACGAGGTGGAGAAACATCGCCGACCAGAACCCGACGCCGAACGCGACGATCGTCCTAAGGCAGATACACCATTCGGCTTCTGTCTCGACAAGTACGTAGCCAAGGATGGTTGCACCGGCAGCGACCACCGCTGCGATAAAGCCTATCGAGTCTGTACGGTCGAGCTTCCTGAACCAACCAAATGCCCTGGTATTTGTCATGGGTATCACCTCGCGTCCGTTCGTTCTTTCAATTCTGCAACAAAAGGAGAAGTAAATGGGAAGCGTAATTAAGTCGAAGCACACCCAGCTGTTCATTGCGATCGGCGCGGACGAGGTCATTAAGGTGACCCGTCTGCGCTCGGTCGGGTTCCCCGACGGCCAGGCCTCGGAGATCGACATTTCTGACTTCGACGACGACTGGGACCAGTTCGTTGCGGGCCGTAAGGCCACGGGCAGCACGACCGTCGAAGTTATATATGACTCCACGGCCCATGAAGCCATTGAAACCCTGCACGCCACCGGCGCCGTCGTTGACTTCTTGGTCACCGCGCCGAAGTCTGAGACTGCCGGTGCCGATAAGCCGGTCGCTTTGGAGGGCGTGATCAAGCCGCCGGACGATATTGTTTCCAAGCAGTTCAAGGGCTTCATCCAGAACTTCGCGGCGCAGGTTGCCGACAACGATGTCTGGAAGGCCACCATCACCATTCGCGGCACTGGCCCGGTGAAGACCAACCGGCCCGCCGGCGGAAACTGATCCGACCAACGGCTCTCTCTCTCTTTCGGCCCGCTTTGGCGGGCCTTCTCTTTGGCTGGGCGCGCGGGATCCCCCGCGTGTTAGCCGTGCGCGGCCTGCGCGCCGAGCCACCATTTCAGGAAACGGCCCATGAGCAAGACCAACGACACCCCGGCGACCGATACGCGCGCCACCGAACAGACCGTGCTGCAGGCCTTCACCAGCCTGGGCATGTTTGCCTCCAAGGACGTGCATGCAGACACCATCACGCTGCCCAGCGGCGACAGGGCGCAGTTCCATGTGCGCGAGCTGCCGGATGCTGAGTTCCGCAAGCTCTTCCAGGACGGCGATCGCGCCAAGCTGATCGCCGCGACCATCTGCGACGAGAACGGCAAGTCGGTGATGACGGCCGCCCAGGCGGCGCAGCTGAAGCCGCTGGTAGCCGCCGAGCTGCAGCAGGTGGCCATGAAACATTCGGGTTTCGGCGAGAAGGCTGCTGACGCCCAGGCCGAGGCGGGAAACGCCTAAGGCAGCGGGGCGAGGACTGGTTTTGGCATGTGCTGGCTGGCCATCTGCACCGCACGGTCGCCGAGCTGCGCGGAACCATGTCGCGCAAGGAGTTCCTGCGGTGGTGGGAGTTCCACAAGCGAAACCCCATCGATCCGGTGGGGCTGCACATCAGGCCGGCCGCATTCGCTGCCTTTACCTCCGCCGCTCACAGCCAGGGAGGCACGAAGCGCGGCATGCAGGACTTCATTGACGTGCTGGTGCCACGATCGGACGACGACGAGGCCCAGGACTGGTTCGATTCACTGGGATGACCAATGGCTGACAACTTCGGGCGCTTCGCGGCGGTTCCCATCGGCCCGCTGCTGGCTGCGCGAGACGGCGGCCTCACGCTCGCCACTACTGCGGCGGCCAACATCAACCGCATGGCCAAGTCGGACGTGGCGCAGAGCACGGGCACGGTGGGGCTCGAGGTCGCCGTATGGGGCGACGACCCGATGGCGGCCGTGATCGGCGTCGTTACCGCGGAGGCGCCGCTCAATTCCTACCCCGGGGCCACGGCCGCGGGGGTCGGTTGGGAGCTGGGAACGGGGCGGGTGATGTTGAACGGCGCGGCTGTGGCCAGCGGCCTACCGATCGCCAAGCACGGTGATATCGCTGGTCTGCGGGTGGTATTCGGCACGCCGACCCGCCTGCAGCTCTACCTGGGCGCCACGCAGGTGCATCAGCGCGACATCACTCTGGCGGGCCCGTTGCACTTTGCAGGCGCCCTCGCGGCAAGCAGGGCCGGTGGTCTGTGCATGGTGGTGAACGCCGGACAGTGGAACGCGCGAGGCCCGGCTGCACTCGCCGGCTGGAAGGTGGCCGCGGCCTCCGGACCCGTCACCCGCCTTTCCGACGCCGACTGGCTGACCGCACCGGGCGACCTGCCCGCCAACGTTCGGTACGAGGGGCTGATCGCCGAAGGGGTGAACCTAATCAGCGAGATCAACTTCTGGCCGTGGGGTGGCAATTCGGTCACCCAGACCAGTGCCGCCGAATGCGTTGTGCTTGATGCGAATGGCCTGCTCGATGGCTTGGCCCTGTCCGGTGCCTCGGGCATGCCTGTCCAGATACGGTCAGGTAGCTCTGGCGGCATGCTGGCAGACACCGCGGCGGTGTTCCGCTTCACGGTGGATCGCATCGAGATCAACGACGACGGCAGCAAGACGGTTCACTTCCGCGATGCCCACGACGATCTGGACGAGACGATCAACCGCGGCGTGTTCATGCCGAACATCGCCGCTTTGGCGTGGAAGCCGCAACCGGTCGTGATCGGTGCGGTGGCCAGCGTGCCGGCGATGGGTGCCAACTCGGATGCGACGGCGATGTTCGTGGCCGACGGCCTGGTCTACGCCGATGCGGTGATGGACCGCGGTGACCTCATGGAGCCGGGCACGTTCTCTCTGTCGCCCGACGGGCAGCAGCTGATCATGAAGTCGCCTCCGGTCACGCCGGTGGTGGCCGACCTTTCCAGCGTTGGGCCCGGCCAGCGCCCGGCCACCCTCCAGCAGGCGATCGCCGACATCATGGGCCGCCTGGGCAAAACCTCATGGTCGGCCGGCGACTGCGCCGCGGTAGATGCTGCAACCGGCTACGCGGGCGTGGGCTACTACGCCGGCAACGCGATCACCGGCCGGGAAGCAATGAACGCCATCCTGCCGAGCTATGGTGCCGCCTGCTACCAGGACGCCACCGGCGTGCTGCGCTTCACCCGGGTGGTCGCCCCCGAGACGTTCTCCGGCGCCCCGGCGTTCGAGCTCACGGCCAACGACCTGGCCGAGGATCTTCTCGCGGTGCCCGACGACGCGCCGAACCTGACGCGCCGCATGGCCTACCGGCCGAACGCTCAGGCGTTGGCCGCCTCGGATCTGGTCACGGATGTGGTGGACGTGCCGCAGGCGCGCCGCGACGAGCTGACTGGCCTGTTCCGCGCGCAGGTTTACGGCGGCGGGGTGCTGCACCAGCACTATCGCCGGGCGGACGCCGCAGATCCGGTGCTATCGCTTTTCTGGGATGCGGCCGACGCGCAGTCGGAGATCGACCGGGTGGTGGGCATTTACCGGCAGCAGCGGTTCTTCTACCAGGTGACGGTGCGCGGCGATCAGAGCTTGGCGCCGCAGCCCGGCCAAGTCGGCCGCCTGACCTACCCGCGGTACGGCCTGGAAGAGGGCAAGGCGGTGCTGGTACGGCGCGTTGAGCGCAACCCGGCGAGCGGCGACGTGGTCCTGACGATCTGGGGCTAGTGGGTGTACTCGGCAATGTGGGCTTGGAGCTGGAATATGTAGTACGAAACGTCTGACGACGACTCGTACAGTCCCGATACCCACTGAGCCGGCGGCGCATTGACCCTCAGACTGAAGTGGGCCGAAGCCGACCTCATAGCTGGATCGAAGAACGACGACTCCAGGATCGTCACGGCTCGCTTGCGGCCATCAACGGTGGGCATTTTGCTCCGTTCCTTGAGATAGGCCTTCAACGCAGTGAGGCGCTCCCGATGTTCTTCGATCTCGTAGGCCCGGCTGTTCTTTAGCCGGTCGCCGGCGCTCATCAATTCCTCAAATTCCCCATGAATCCGTCGCAGCTCGGCAAGGATGGCCCTTGCCTCTTGGAGATAAACCGTGTCCATTCAATT